TATTATTATAATAATAAGCATTTGCACCATGAACATTACGCCTACTAATGAACTAAAACCTATTTTAGATGAGGTTAAGAAAAGGATACATAAGAACCATACTATTGAAAATTATGAAAATATCTTGATGCCTGTATTGTCAATCACACAATCATTAGAAGCATATGATATCATTGAAAAATTCATGATGATGAGTAATCATGACGAATATACATATTATGGATACTGGGGACAAGGAAATAAAATGTATTGCATAAACATTAATAACACATTTTACATATTTACTATAATTTCAAACTTAAAACAACAATCTATTTTGGATGATAGTTATGAAATTGGACACATATTTAAATTGGATAATAATTATTTAACTACGCTTAGGATGGATTAGTATGATTATGTACATTTGTATTTGTTTCAGTGTTTTGTTCATTATTTTCTGTTTCGTGGATTTCATCATTTTCGCTGTTTTCAATTACATTTTGTTCATTTGCCCAACTGGGAGTAGGTGAATATGGAGGACTACCAATAACCCAACTGGAAGCACGCGAACGCGGAGGACTACCATCAGGTGTTTGAGGAGGATTATTCAATATTATATTAATACCATCACCATTATCACTCTCTATACTCATATCGTCGCTATCATTAATATCATCGCTATCATCGCTATCATATTCATTAAAGTAATTTGTATTTCTGAATAATTGTCGTGAAATATTGTTTCGCTTACAAAACGTAGGTCCTAACTCCAAAATTTTGTTATATATAACATTTTGACAAGTGAATACATTTTCATAAATATGAAACACACTCATTGGTTTTTGATTATAATGAGACGTCATATATTCATTTGATGAGTGAATATTGCTATCAAATTTAAAATAATCACTACAATATTTTGGTTTATTTATATTTGTCCATCTACTATTACTTACTGCCCGTTTAATGTTTCTTCCGTAAATTGGATTATGTATAATAAATTTCACAATATTTGCTTTAAATACTGATAATTTTTGAAAATACTCATAAAATGTGAGAGAATATTTGATTTGAATGAAACAGATTAAGTAATCTTTTAATGCTTCAATAAGTAACTTCTTGGGAAATGTTTCACAAATTATGATACAATCTTTTTTTCGTTTGAATGAGCGATTAATAGCATTAATCATTTTATGTATTTCATCAACAGTATCACTTTCACTTAAATTGTTAATGTAATGTTTCACATATTGTTTCAATAAATGACAGTAATGATTATCTTTTAATTGTGATAAATCAAAATCGCTTTCAAAGAAACAGTCCATCGTTTTATTAATATACATTGTGTGAAATTTATATTGAAAATAGATGTTATACAATGTTGATTTGTCAAATATAATATTATTATATGGATTTTTTACATATTGCGGAACAACAAAAAATGCATCTCCCGCAGTAAGGTTATGTTCAAATATATTCAATAAATCTGTAATGGTAAAATAATATAACTTTTTGTTTTGACATACAATAAAACAATTTCTGGAGGTGGGGGTGATTTCAGTCATTTTCATGTCAAACGTAATATGTGGTTTATATAGTTTTCTTTTCATTACTTCGCGAAATTTTATTAGACCAAAATATACCTTTTGAAATTTATTGAATTTATCAATAAATAGTTTTTTTGTATTTTTGGATGAAAATGGCATTCCATCAATGCATTCTTTATATAAATCAAACTTGGTTATAGTTTTATATACACAGAAATCTATAAATAATCGTTTTACAATGTAATCATTGTGGCTCATATGATTATTAAACTCATTATTCAAAAGTTCATTTTCAAATTCAACATATTTATTGAACTGGTTATTGATGTCAATAAATGGATACTCCTTTTTACAGTTATAGTCATTGTAAATAATTTTATTGAATAGTGCTATACACATCTTAATGTACATAGTATAATATATTTATACTATTTACAAAAATACTTTTTTACATCTAATATGTGGTTGCTCAATCATTATCCTTGCGTTCCAACATATTTTTTAGAATCTCTTCATTGTTTGCTGCTTGCGATTCTTCGGTAGCCACTTCGCGACTTTCAAAATCAACCGTTTGAGTAACACCAACAAGGTTATCTTGTCCATCGATGCTTTGTGTAAGAAGATTTCCAGATTTTTCTGCGTTTTTAATGTTTTCTTCAATCGCTTTGCGTTTTGTTTCCCTAACACGTGCCTCAAATTCTTCCTTAGCTTTAGCTTCATTTTTCATCTTTTCATTATGTAGTTGGTTAAGCTCTTCCTCCATAAACTCTACCCGTCCAGTCTTGTATGCATCTGGGTCCCAAGGAATCCACATACCTACGGGACCTACAAAAATATCGTGATTAGGGTCAATTTCGCGCAGTTTTTTACAACGTATTTCGGCTTCTTCCTGAGTATTATATGTACCGCGAATCTTAAGACCACGAACAGATGTTTGGAATGAATGTTTCAAGTTAAATTGTTCATTTAGACGCTCTTCATTTTTGTCCAAGAATGTTTTATAATCATCATCAACGGGTGTAGATTGTAGCTTCTCGTTTTCTTCTTTAGCAAATTCTTGTAAATCTTGGATAACATTTTCAGCCTGTAGGTTGTATTTATAGGATACAAATTGAAGAAAGTCAAAAAATTTAGAAAAAGATTTAGTATAATCCCATGTTTTTACAAATTCTTCAAAAAGATAAAGCTCACGCTTTTTTAGGATTGTTTCAGGGGAAACGAATGAAAGACAAGCGAATTTTTGACCTGAAATAGGGGCATCTTCATCGCATAAATCAACGTATTTAGGATTTGGTTTTCCATCTACCATTTTACGTTCAAAAGAGGACATTATACAATATTTAGTAGTAGTATTTTTATATTTGTTTGTAAATAATTATATTTGTATATAATATATTATGAACGGTGTATTAGACTTCCAAGAACTCGTCAAGCGCGTAGTAAAATACCTTGTTGAAGGTTTAGTTGTTGCTATTGTAGCATTCTCCATCCCCAAGAAACAATTGAACGTTGAAGAAATTGTTGTCATTGCCCTTGCTGCCACAATGACATTCAGCATCCTTGACGTATTTGTGCCCGCCATGGGTCAAACTGCCCGCACAGGTGCCGGTTTCGGTATCGGTGCCAACCTTGTCAAATTCCCCATGATGAGGTAAATGGCATAAATATATTGCAAACACAATAAAAAATTAATATATTGATATTTTATATATTAATCAAAATATGAACGAAAAAGAAATGTTAATGTTTTATCACACCGCATTGCGCAATGTCGGTCTATATACATCGGTATCGTTTACGTCTTTAGGATATAGTCGTGTATATCGTCATCAAAATTATTTTTATAATAATATCCTTATTATGGTAAGTCTTATTTTCGTTTTTATTGCGTTTTCCATTAATTACATATTATTAAATGAACTCTATGATTATTCCAGCAAAAACGATGATAGTGCGTTAGATAAATGGATATTTATTCCGGAAATTATAATGATTATAGAATTATTCTTGATGATATTAGCAATAATAACATTGTATTATCATATCTAAACACATATATCATTATAGCACGAAAATGATATTATACTGTAGGAAAAAACTGCCAATCTAATTCTTTACAAACTTCTTTCCATATCATATCTTGCTCTAATTGTTTATCCCTATCTTTCATCATAGGTATAAATGGTAAATATTGTGTCTGGTCCAATAATACACATAATTGATAGAGTGTATATGTATAATTGAAGAAATTTGTTCGGCTCGGTGGGCAATGTAGCGCCCACGGTTTTTGTATTTCAATAAAAAAGACACATAATGTTTCGTGCAATTCTTCATTCATCAGTGGAGGCTTGATACCAAAAAGCGAATTAATATATTGGATATGTTCAAAGTATTTATTTAATCCCAACTTTCGCAAAATCTCTCGCATTTTATTGTAGTTCAATTCCCGCATATCTTGGATACGTTCTTTTTTGATTCGTTTTTTAATTGCGTCAATAACATCATCGGGAATCTGTGTTGTTTCCTTTGCTTGAAATTGTGCTAATATTTCTTTGAAATGATTTAATCGTATATATGCTGTATATGATACTTCATTGGGTGGTTCTTTATTAGATGGTTTATTGCTATCCACAATATAGGTAATGAACTTTCCACATTGCTGATTATTACAAATCATAATTCCTTCTTCTTCTTGAGCAATCATTTCACCCTTTTGACAAGAGTCACAAATATCGCAATTGATGATAAAATCGTTTGTAATAAGTGTTTCATTATCTACGTTTTTCCAATATTTGCGATACAACTGTTTAGATTTTCTATATTTATCTTCTTCAATGTCTTCGCTATTATTGTTTGTCTTTTTAATTTTGAAAAAACTGTGCATTGCCTTACTGTTTCGCTTGGTATTAGCATTATTGTTAATTTGTTGTTTTTCTTCAAAATAATTGAAAATAATCTTACTGTTTTCAAGAAAGTAATTCTTTTTAATGTTGGATAACCTTTTGATTTCTTGACGAATTTCATTAATCCTGTCTTTTAAATCCATAATAGTATCCACATTTGTACGTGATGTAGAACGTAATGTAATTTTTAATTCCTCTTTTTCTGTTTGTAAATTTGGAATTAATGTATCATCTATGCTTTGAAAATATGCTAACATTTCATCGTGTTTTATGTCTATAGAAATAAGCTGTGCATTTGGATTATTTGACATTAGATATTCATATATCATTTAGTTTATATTTTTTTTGGCATAAAATAATATCGTCCAAATGATGAAAATAAACTCAACCTATGGTGTATAATGACAAACATACAAAATATTATAACGGAATTAAAATCTCCGCAAAAAACAGTGGAGATCAACTCCAAACATTTTCAAAAAATGGTATTTATAACAAACGCAATAGACGATGGATGGAGTGTTAAAAAAGTAAAAGATAATTATATTTTTTCAAAGAAACACGAAAACAAAAAAGAAGTGTATCAGAAGACGTATTTAGAGAAATTTATTTTAACTAACCAAGAATTGCAACATATTTAAGAATCAACAAAAAATCAACAAAAATCAGTCAAACTCAATTTCTTGATGTAAAAGAACATTTACCAAATCAACAGGTTCGGTAGAAAAATGTTCAGATACATGTTCTTCCACTTCATTTATCCAGCAAAAATGACATATAAATATTCGCATTAAATAGTAGCATTTTTCAAAACTCATTTACTATACATATAACACTGTTGGGTTTATATGTATTTAGGAAAAGTTGAAATTAAAATTTTGTAAAAAAATAATTAATTCGTATTTTTCTGAAATTATTTTCTTTAGACATAATATATAGTAGAAAAATGGGTGGAGCTCTTATGCAACTCGTAGCTTATGGCGCTCAGGACGTCTTCCTTACCGGAACTCCTGAAATCACATTCTGGAAAGTTTCCTACCGTCGCCACACAAACTTCGCGATGGAATCCATTGAACAAACATTCTCTGGACAAGCTGACTTCGGTCGTCGCGTAACATGCACAATCAGCCGCAATGGTGATCTTGCTTACCGCACCTACCTCCAAGTCACACTCCCCGAAATCAACCAAACTTTGGCGAAAAACGCTCGCTGGTTAGATTTCCCAGGTGAACAACTCGTTTCCCAAGTTGAAATTGAAATTGGTGGCCAACGCATTGACCGTCAATACGGTGACTGGATGCACATCTGGAACCAACTTACTCTTTCCTCTGAACAACAAAGCGGATACAACAAGATGGTCGGACACACAACACAACTCACACACGTTGTTGATCCCTCCTTCGCTGCCATCTCTGGTCCCTGCGCTGGTTCCTCCGCGGCCCCCCAAACATGCGCTGCTCGCGATGCCCTTCCCGAAACAACACTTTACGTACCCCTTCAATTCTGGTACTGCCGCAACCCTGGTCTTGCTCTTCCCCTTATTGCCCTTCAATACCACGAAGTCAAGATCAACATTGATTTCCGCCCCATCGGTGAATGCTTGTGGGCGTGGACCGACGGAGCCTCTGCTCAAGCGGCCTACCAACAATCCCTTGTTGCCGCCTCCCTCTATGTTGACTACATCTTCCTTGACACAGATGAACGCCGCAAAATGGCCCAAAACCCCCACGAATACCTCATCGAACAAGTCCAATTCACAGGTGATGAATCCGTAGGTTCCTCCTCCAACCGCATCAAACTTAACTTCAACCACCCCTGCAAAGAACTTGTATGGGTTGTCCAACCTGATGCCAATGTTGATTACTGCTCTTCCTTAGAAAGCGGCTCTGCTCTTGCTGCTCTCTATGGTGCCCAACCCTTCAACTACACAGATGCCCTTGATGTCCTTCCCAACAGCATCTTGGCCTTCTCTGGACGTAACGAAGCCGCGGATATGATTGATGGTTCTGCTAACGTATTATCTGATTTACCCGGTGCTGCTACTTCTGTAGGTGGTGATGCCGCTGGATACGTCCTCCAAGAAGCCTCCCACGAAATGCACTGCTGGGGTGAAAACCCTGTCGTCACAGCGAAACTTCAACTTAACGGACAAGACCG